ACAATTATAAAAGATGCTAGGGAGGTGCTTGGCCCAAGAAGTGAACGAAGATCAGCAATAGCTCACTGGGAGAAAATGTTTCGGGAACGTGCTGTAGACGATGAAAAAGCCGAGTACATCGTTGAAGTTTTATCCAACGCACGTAAGGAGTTAGACAAACAACAGGAGAACAATGATGGAGACAACTAGGCGGCGAGGTAAACAACTAAGCCCTACTTTAACACACCTAAGTATTAGGTTACCGACTGAAGTAGTAGACTACTTTAAAAATGCAGGTCAGTTTGGTAACTATACTGGAGCAATACGTAACGTACTAACTCAATATGTAAAGGAGAAAAAAATGAACGATAATGATGTACCATGCAGAGTAACCGCAGACCTTAAGCGTTATATGAATAAGGAGGACGGATACGAAACAGTTATGGAGGAACAAGTACGCATAGCTGATGAATATAACGATGAAGATTTAGAATTTCCAACCTAGACTGTCAAGGTTGAATGTACCATTTACCCTGCCTTAGCGCAGGGTTTTTTTTGTCTTTACAAAGTCCAACCTCTTTGCTATGCTTCCTGTATGGCACTTACTCCCGAAAAGAAAGTTAAGAATAAAATAGTAAAAGTGTTAAAAGAACGTGGTGCTTATTACTTCTTTCCTGCTAGCTATGGTATGGGTAGGAGTGGTGTACCCGACATCGTAGTTTGTTATTGCGGACGCTTTATAGGTATAGAATGTAAAGCTGGTAAGAACAAAGCTACTGCGTTACAACTTAAAGAACTGAATGATATAAAACAAGCAGGTGGTTTGTCTTGTGTTATCAATGAGGAGACCATACCTCACGTCATCCAGTTATTGGATTCCATTACTAATGAAAATACTAACGATTGATTTTGAAACTTACTACGCAAAAGATTACAGCTTAACCAAACTCACTACCGAAGAATATGTAAGAGACTCTCGGTTTGAAGTTATCGGTGTTGCTGTAAAAGCTACAGACACAAGCAACTACTATCATCAGGATACTGATGCTGTCCCTTTGTGGTGTACCGGCAGTAAAAAACAAATCGCTAAGTTTTTAAATCAGTTTGACTGGGCAAACTCCATTGCGCTAGCGCACAACGCTATGTTCGATATGGCTATACTTAACTGGCATTTCGACATAAGACCTAAGAAGATTGCAGATACCCTGGCGATGTCGAGAGCTATACATACTATAGAAGTAGGAGGAAGTCTTGCGGCGCTGGCTGAATACTACGGACTCGGAGCCAAAGGCACAGAGGTGCATAGTGCTGTGGGTAAGAAACGTTTGGACTTTACTCCCGATCAAATTGAAGCCTACGGAGGGTACTGCATACAGGATGTGGAACTTACCTATAAGCTATTCAAGGCACTTAAGAAGGACTTTCCTAACTTTGAGATGGCGTTGATTGATCTAACGCTACGTATGTTCACTGAGCCTACCATAAGATTAGAGACTTCAATTCTAACTAAGCATATAGAAAAGATTAAAGCTACTAAACAAAGGCTCATGTCGGCGATAGCGCATGACCGTAAAGAACTAATGAGCAATGCTAAGTTTGCAGAACTGTTAGAAAAACTTAATGTTGCTGTCCCTCGGAAGATCAGCCCCACTACTGGCAAAGAAACATATGCGTTTGCTAAGACTGACGAGGAGTTTAAAAAGCTACTTGAACACGAGAATGAAAAGGTGCAAGCACTTGTGGCAGCCAGACTAGGCGTTAAGTCTACTATAGAAGAGACACGTACACAGCGTTTTATAGACATAGCAGGGAGAGGTACGTTACCTATACCCTTGCGTTACTACGCGGCACATACAGGGCGTTGGGGTGGTGATGACAAGATTAATATGCAGAACTTACCTCGTGGTTCACAACTTAAGAAAGCAATGTGCGCCCCAGAAGGGTACAAGTTTATAGACTGTGACTTGTCTCAGATCGAGGCTAGAACTTTAGCTTGGCTTGCAGAAGCCGACGACTTAGTAGAGGCGTTCGACAGAGGTGATGATGTGTATAAGATTATGGCTTCAGCTATCTACGATAAGCCCGAAGATGAGATAACAAAAGAAGAACGTTTTGTTGGTAAGACTACGATACTAGGTGCAGGGTATGGAATGGGCGCTGCAAAATTTAAGTCTCAACTTAAAACGTTTGGTGTAGAACTAGAGCAAGATGAGTGTGATCGTATTATCAAAGTATACAGAGAAACATATCCTGACATACCTAAGCTGTGGCGTTCTGCCGGTAAAGCCCTAAAGAATATTATGGAAGATAAGACGTTTGACTTTGGTAGGGAGGGAGTTGTTTGGGCTAATGGGTCTGTAGGTATTGAGTTACCAAACGGATTGTATGTTAGGTATCCAAACTTACGTAATGAAACCGACGAGGAAGGTAATACAGAAACCGTGTACGACACACGGAGAGGCAGAGCCATCCTGCCTAATAGAATTTATGGCGGTAAAGTTATAGAGAATATATGCCAGGCGTTGGCACGGATTGTTATTGGTGAGCAGTTGTTGCGTGTATCACAGAAGTACAAAGTAGTAATGACGGTACACGATGCAATAGGTTGTATTGCTCCTGAAGATGAAGTAGAACAAGCAATGGAGTTTGTTGAAAAAAGTATGAGAGTGCGTCCTACGTGGGCTTCAGATTTACCTTTGGATTGCGAAGGTGGATGGGGAGAATCTTATGGTACGTGCTAAGAATTACAGAAGGTCTTATAAGTTCTACCTCTGTAATACCCCAGAGGGCGGTGGGTTGGTACTCGTTAGCCAAGAACACCCTCAGTGTATAGCAAGGACTAAAAACTACATAGTAGGGTCGTCAATCTCCTGCTACGTCGTTCTCCAACCTTGTGTATGTACCGGGTAAGCCACGCTACGGTTAGTCGTACTTTCTACCCGAAGTACGCACCAAATTCTAAGGGGGGAGTTATGAAAAAACTAACCAAAGCAAGGCTAAAGAGAGAGCTGTCTATACTTAAGCAGGACATAAAAGACTTACGGCAAGCTGAGAAGATATGGGAAGGACTTCTTGCTAGTTGGCCCGATGACACCGACTACATCTATGTGGATGAAGAAGGTGCAGTTGAAGAAACTACTGGAGCATTACACTAATGACGTTAATGAAAAACGCACTTGATAAACAAACTGGCGGTAACCATTACAAGGATATGGCTATCCAACCGGCAGAGTATGCTGAGAAGAACGGCTTGTCGTTGCTTGAGGGTAACATCGTTAAGTATGTTTCACGGTGGAAAAAGAAAGGTGGTCTAACTGATCTACAAAAGATCATACATTGTGCAGAACTTATTATAGAAATACACGGCATAAAAGAGAACAAATGAAATTAACTATAGAGTTAGACGAAGAAGATGTAGAAGAAGTTATGCAACTTATACACAGACTTACTGAAGTGGTAGAAAAGTTAGAGGACTACGTGGAGGAGAAGCAGGATGCAGTTTGAATATTACGCAACCATCGTAAAAATTGTGGACGGAGATACTGTAGATGTCGATGTTGATTTGGGCTGGAATGTTGTTATACGCGGTAGTGCTGGGCGCATCCGTCTGCATGGGGTCGATGCTCCAGAGTCTCGCAATAGAAACGTGGAAGGCAAAGCACATGGCCTCCTTGCCAAAAAATTCGTGCAGGAAAAACTTAAAGTGGGAGGAGTATATAAACTCCGAACAAAAGAGAAGGGCAAATTTGGAAGATACTTAGGTGACTTTCAGATAGGTGATAAGTGGTTGTGTGCAGAGCTTGTGGCTAATCAACTAGCTGTACCGTATACCGGACAGAACAAAAAAGAAATTGCGAAAGCGCATGAAGCTAATCGCCTGTTGTTAGTTAAAAAAGGACTTCTATGACCGCTTGGAGTTACAGTAGTATAAGCACGTTCAAGCAATGCCCTAAAAAGTATTATCACTTGAAGGTGGCTAAAGATGTGAAGGACGTAAGTAGTTCTGCTATGTACTACGGTAACGAGGTGCATAGAGCTGCGGAACATTACGTCAAGAAAGGCACACCTATACCTACTAAGTTTAAGTTTATTAAAAAGACTTTGGACTCGCTAAACAATATACAAGGTGAGAAACATTGTGAGATACGTATGGCCTTAGCAAAAGAAGATGGCGAATACGTACCTACAACTTTCTTTGCTGACAACGTATGGTGGAGAGGTATAGCAGACTTACTTATAGTCGATGACGATAAAGCTTATTTAGTTGATTACAAGACAGGCAAAAGTGCTAAGTATGCAGACACCAAACAATTAGATTTACTGGCGGGAGCTACGTTCACGCACTATCCAGGAATTAAAAGTATTAAGTCTGCTTTAGCATATGTAGTGAGTAACGAATTTGTGCAAAAGAAACACACGTCAGACATGCGTAAGTCATACCTCACTGTGTTTGATGACGAACTAGAAAGACTAGACTCGGCAGAAGAGAACGAAGTGTGGAACGCTATCGACGGTCCACTGTGTGCGTACTGTCCGGTAACTAAATGTGAACACAATAGGAAATAACTATGGCTACGAAGAAACGAGATTACAAAGCTGAGTACGCTAAATATCAGGGTACAGAAGAGCAAAAGAAGAACCGTGCAAAACGTAATGCTGCTCGACGCAAAGCTGCAAAAGAAGGCAAAGTCAGTAAAGGCGACGGTAAAGACGTAGCACACAAAAAGGCTATATCTAAGGGTGGAAAGAACCCAGGCAATACTAAAGTAGAAGTAGC